CCGACACGGCTGCGGACGTCAGGAAGGCGAAGGAAACGAATCTCTGTCATGGGCGGCACTCCTTTCAACTGCCGCCCTTTATATTCAAACAATGGTGGAATGACTATCCACGCGAAATGGCACATCGTGGTCGATCATGCCACTCGAAGGTGCCGGACCACGGTTCCCTTGCGCCGCTGCAGGTCGATGTAGTCTGCCCACCAGTTCATCATGTCGCGACGTGCCGGTAGCCACTCAGCGGCATTGTAGGCCGCGCGGACCTCGTTCTGCTCAACGTGGGCCAGCTGGCGCTCGATGATGTCGCTCGGGTACTGCTGCTCGTTCAGCACGGTGCTGGCCGTGGATCTGAAACCGTGCACCGTAGCGCGACTGCGGTAGCCCATCCGGTACATCGCGTAGATCATCGTGTTCTCGGACATGGCCTTGTTGCCGGTGCGGTTGCCGTCCATCGACGGGAACAGCAGGTCGGACTTCGGGTTCATGTCGATCAGGCGCTGGATGATCGGGACCACCTGCGGCGCCAGCGGCACCAGATGCGGCAGCTTCATCTTCATGCGCTCGTCAGGGATGCGCCACAGCGGCTCCTTGCCGTCCAGGTTCTCGAACTCCTGCTTCACCGCGAAGCGGACCTCGTTGGTGCGCACGAACGTCAGCAGGATCGTCTGCAGCGCCAGCCGGGTCTCTTCCTGGCCGTCGTAGGCGTCGAGCTTGCGGATGAACTCGGGCAGCTCCTCTGCCTTCAGCGAGGCGCGGCGCTTCACGGAATTCTTCGGGATAGGCTTCAGGGCGCGGCCAATGTCGGCGGTGACGTCGCGCGGCACCCGGCCGGTCACCAGTGCGTACTGGAAGATCTGGCTGGCGTAGTTCTTGATCCGCTTGGCGGACTCGATCGCACCGCGGGCTTCGATCTTGCGCAGGGCTTCCAGCATCTCCAGCGGCTCGATGTCGGCGATCTGGCGGTCACCCAGCGGCGGGAGCAGGTCGTCTTCGATCCGTGACCAGATGCGGGTGGCGTAGCTGGGTGCCCAGCGGTCGCCCTGGTTCTCGAACCACTCTTTCGCGATAGCTTCGAAGCGGGAGGTCTCAGCCTTGTGCTGCTCGCGCTTGGCAGCCTTCTTCTCTTCGCCCGGGTCCTTGCCGTCCACCAGCAGGCGCTTGGCTTCATCCCTCTTGGTGCGGGCGTCGGCCAGTGAGATCAGCGGGTAGCCGCCGATGGCCAGGGTCTTCTGCTTGCCGGCGTACCGGTAGGCCAGGCGCCAGAGACGCGAGCCGTTTGGCTGTACCAGAAGAAAAAGGCCGCCAGCATCGCTCAGCTTGTACGGCTTGTCCTTTGGCTTGGCGTTGCGGAGTGCAGTGTCGTTCAGTGCCATGTGTTGGTATCGCTCCTTGTTGGCATTTCCGATACCAACGGCGCTACCAACAATGGGGTGCGATGTCCAGAGGTGGGCCTGGACGGCATGGGACGGGTAAACGTTGATTTTGCTGGGGTTTTCCGGCTGTCCAGGGACGTTCTGGGACGCCCCTGGACGGGAAATTGGTGGGCCCGGAGGAACCTGCACAGGTGGCCTAAGCCTTTGGGATCGCTGCACTTTCCTCGGTACCAACACCGGTCGTACCAACGCCGATACCAACTTTTTCTGGGATGTCCATGGATTTCTGTGGACTGTTGGTATCCGACAGCGGTGAGACCCGGTCCGCTTCCACGTAGCGAATGCGGTGAACGTGGTCACGGTTTTTCCAGTTCCGTTCACCGAACACCAGCAATTTCAGCCTGCCGTCGGGCATCGTCTTCAGGACGTGGCAGCGCATGAAATAGGTGCGGTCGTTATGCCCAATTACATGAGCGCAGCGAAGCCTGTGGGTAGCGTTTGCCGAGGTCATTTCGATCTCAATCGCCATCATTCTGGCCCTCTTCCTCGGCGAGAGGTCCCACGTACAGCTGATGGATCCGCCGCACCTCGGGATCGGTTTCGATCAAACGCCTAACCTCGGCTTGTCGACACCTGGATTTTTCACTCACGTCGGGACCCGTCTGGAACCAGTACCCGATCTGCCGGACCAGGCATTCGACCGCGGTAGACTTCGTCGGCTTTTGCAGCAGCCGCGCCAGGTCCTCCTGATCGACGTACCCTCCTGTCATGTCGAAGGCCGGGCCAATGGCCCAGAGGTATCGGTGGTCGCTATACACCACGTCGTGCGGAGTGCGGCGCATCAGTCCCCCTCCAGCTCGTCGAGCGCATTCTGCGCATCCGTGTCCAGCAGCATGTCCTGGGCCGTGCATGCCAGGTGCCACATAAGCCGCTCCTGTGGATGCGAAGACTTGTCGTAACGAAACCCTGGTCGGCTGATGTAGCCGTGGGCCGCGTAGAAGCGGTCTGCGAGCTCCAGCGTTTCCTGCACAATGTCGTAGTTTGACTTGCTCATGCTTGACTACCGGTGGTGACTGATGAAGGCCATCAGTCTACCCCGGCGCAGGTTGGATATTCAACTGTTAGTGGAAAAGCTAGGCAAGCAAAACCGCCCGGGCTACCTTCCGGCGTGCCTCCCGGTCGTCGAGGCCGTTGGTGCCCCCGTTGATCTTTTCCGTCTGTCCCCGGAAGTCGCCTACATCGGCGTACATGGACAGGCCGGTGTAGGACCAGAACCAGCCGGCTGATGCGGCCGCCCACTGATCCTCCAGCAGCAGGTCTGGACTGCGCAGCAGGTCGAGGCCCAGGGCCTGCCCGCACTTCAGGTAGTTGTCGACGAAGGTGATCTGCTTCAGGCCGCGCCCGCGATAGTTCCAGCCGTCGTTGGGCTGGCGGTTGCCGTAGCGCCCGCCGTAGACCTTGTTGGCGATCTCCCGCTGGCGCGCTTCAGGGAGCGCCCCTTCACCCGGCTTACGGCCGAGGCGCTGGCAATCGAGGGCGCTGATGCGCGAGCGCGGGAACGTCGCCAGCAGCCCCTGCACGGAGTAGTTCAGCGACTCCTTGACCTTGGTGAAGCCGCCGGACTCGTGGCCGATCTGGGCGATGAAGTCCGCCTGGCGCACGGGCGTGTCGATGTGGAACCGGGCCATGGCTCCCAGGACGTGCGGGTACCAGCGCTCGGCAAGCGCCGGCGAGATCCCTGCAGCGCGTCGAAATTGGTCAAGTGTCATAGTGGTATTTTCACCTTTTCGTTGAATCGTTCATCGCAGAAAAACGCGCCAAGTCCTCAGCGCGTCGTTCCTCAAAATAGCGTTCCAACACCGCCTTGTCGACGACCAACAGCCGGCCTTCACGACGAACGGGGACAGGAAAGTTTTCTGCGTAGATACGGTTCTTCGCGGTCTCATAGGTGACGCCGAACAGGTGAACCACGTCCTTCAGAGCGACCCAGGGGCAGTCCATCACAGGTCCCTCACGAACGATTCAACGCGGGTCCACTTGTCCGCGCCGGACCAGTAGTTCGCTTCCCTGTAGTTGACGACGATCTCCAGGAACCCGCCCTTCCGGGTGCCGTACTTCTCGATCATGTCATGGGTCATGTTGAGCAGATGCAGGCGATTGGCACGGGCGTGGACCACTCCCACGACCTTGCACATCTCGTACTCCTTGGGGATGACAAACCGGAACTGCGCAGGCGGCCCTTCCTTGGCCAGCGACACATGGATCGCCAGCTGGACGCCACGGTTGATCGCATAGACATCGACGTAGCTGGCGGCAGGGTCCTTCTCGCCGGGAAAAGCGCAGTTGGCACCGTTGAGCTGCAGCAGCCCTGTCACCGCATTGACGGCACCCTCGACGTTCAGGCTGCGCTGGCGCTTCTCGCGCGGATCCAGGTCGCCCTTCAGCCCCAGTGCTAGCCACGCCTCATCGCACTCCAGGATGTTGGCGAGCTGGCGCAGCTTGTCCGGGCGTGGCCGGGCTTGCCCCAGGAACCACTTGCGGACAGCCTCGTGGCTGACGTCCATCTTCTCCTTGACCCACGTCTGCCGGCCCATGCCATAGGCCGGGACGTGGGTGTTCTGGTCACATGCTGTCGCTAGTCGCTGCGCAAATCCCTTATCCAACAATCGTGCACTCCTTTTCAACTGATTGTTGAATGTACTACGGATTGCGAAGTGTCGAGTCAAGGCTGGAATCGGCACAGAAAGGGAACGAATTGTGGAGAGTGTCTGAAAATGGTTACTTTTCAGGCAGCCATCTGGTCACCTCAATGAGCGCATTTTGGGTAGCATCCTTCTCTGGGAGGACGTTCATCACCTGCTCATCCATGGTGCCTTCCGCCACGATGTGATGGATGAACACCGTGCGCGTCTGGCCCGGCCGGTGCAGTCGTTTATTCAGCTGCTGGTAGTATTCAAGGCTCCAGCAGAGCCCATACCACACGGTAATGCAACCTCCATACTGCAGGTTCAGCCCGTGGCCTGCAGATTGAGGGTGTGCCAGCAGAAGCTGAATTTTCCCTTCGTTCCAGCGCTTTACGACATTTCTTGCTTCGCCAACGACCTCTGCTTTGGGGTACTTTTTCTTCAATTTCTCCAGATCGAACTGATAACTGTAGGCGACGAAGACGGGCTGGCCCTGTGCCTCCTCGATGATGCGGTCGAGCGCTTCAAGTTTTAGTGAGTGGATCTCGACGACGTTGCCCTCTTCGTCGTAAACCGAGCCGTTCGCCAGTTGCAGCAGCTTGCCTGTTAAAACGCCATTGTTGACCGCCTCAATGTCGTGCTCGTCCAAGATCATGTCGCGTTCGAACTTTTTGTACGCCTTCATCACCGCAGGTGGCAATTTCACCTTTACCGTGTTGTAGACGATCGGCGGCATGTCGACGAAGTCCTCGGTCCGCATGCTGATCGTGATGTCCTTGATCCGCTCGCTGATCAGCTCGAAGGCGCCAGGCTTCAGGGTGTACTTGTAGCCCATGTAGTCGCCATCGAAATACCGAGTGCGGTACTTGCTGAAGGACGAGCCCAGGCGCAGGCCCTGGTCCAGCAGGTAATACTGCGAGTACAGGTCCTCCATGCCGTTGGGCGATGGCGTCCCGGTCAGACCTGCGATCCAGTCGATGTGCTGGCGCACCGTGCACAGCGCCCCGTAGCGTGTCAGCTGACCCTTCAGCTTCTTCAGCTCCTTGACGACGCGCTGCTCGATCTCCTCCTCATCGAGCCCCTTCGGCAGACCGCGGATGATCTCAGCGGTGCGCTCCTCGACGGCCTTCTTGGTCGGCTTGTTGCGCTTGGTCGGGTTCTTGAAGCTGGACATCTCGTCGATGATCACACCGTCGTAGGGCCAGCCGCCGTTCTTGGCCCAGAACTCGATGAGCCAGGGCACGTTCTCCCTGTTGATGATGCTGAGCTCTGGCAAGCGGCGCGCACGCTGCTCGCGGCGGTCAGCCGGGCCGGTCAGGATCTCGTAGTCGAGCGAGCGGGTATGTGCCCAGATCTCGATCTCGTCTGGCCAGGTCTCCTCGGCCACCAGCAGCGGGGCGATCACCAGGAAGTGAGCCACCCGGCCGCAGTCCAGCAGACGCCTGATAGCGGTCAGCCCGGCGCCGGTCTTGCCCACGCCCATGTCAGCCGTGACCATGAACTCGTCGTTGCCCACCAGGCAGCCGATGATCTTGTGCTGGGAGAGACGCAGATCCGCCTGTTTACGCAGCTGCATAGGGCACCCCCAGCAGGCGCAGGGCCTTCAGGTGATTGTCGACGACGTGGACCTCGACGCCGACCGCCTTCAGTGCAGCGACCTCCTTGTCCTGTCCCGCGCGAGCGCTGCCGCCGGGGCGCTTGAACTCGATGAGGACAACGCGCCCGTCCTTGGCAAAGAACCGATCCGGCCCATTGCGGCGGCCGACCCAGGCCAGCTTGCGCACAAGCCAGCCGTCTGCTTCGGCAGCGTCAACGACGATGCCCTCGTATGTTGCTTCAGCCATTGTCAGCCGTCCTTACGGTAGCGTTGGGAGGTGTAGCCCTCCGATGACACGGGGCACCCGGCAGCCCACGCGGGGGTGCGGTTCATCCCGTCCTCAAATCTCTGCAGCTCGCGGTCCAGGTCGCCCTCGGCGCCGACTTCGTCATGCACCGACAGCACCACGTCGAAGCCGTCGGCCTCCACGTTGGCCCAGCCGTGGTCCATCAGGTCGTATGCGATGGCCTGGACGAACGACTGGAAGGTGTCCCCACCGTAGGTCGACATGCGCACCCAGCGGCGGGTGTTGCTGTCGACGCCATAGAAGCGGATCTCCCAGGCCGGTTTGCCGAACTTCTTCACCTGCTTCAGGCTGGCGTCAGCGCGGTACAGCTTCCGGCCGCTGGGCAGGCGGTAGATCAGGAACATCTTGCCGCCGTACTCTTTGGCCCCGATCGCGCACTTGCCGTCTGCCCATTCAAACCACTTGCCCGGGCGCTGCAGGGCCTTGACCGACAACTCCTCGCACTTGGCCCAGGCCTTCACGATCCCTGGGTGGCGATCACGCCAGGCGTTCTTCACCGTCTCCGATGCCAGCCAGCCTTCCTCGGCCATGCCCATGCTCGCGGCCTGGGCGGCGCCGTACTTGCTGTAGCCCCAGCGCGCCTTGTCAATGAACTGCTCGTCCAGCGAGGTGCGGATGATCTCCCAGTAGCTGGCCATGTTGACCTGGTAGATCTTCGCCATCGAGTCGTAGGCACCGACACCCCCACCGAACAGCAGCGCCAAGTCGGACACCTTGCCGAGCACGTTCCGCTCGACCTTGTTGATCTGGTCGGGCGTCTTGCCCAGGACCATGCCGGCCGTGACCTTGTAGAGGTCCGGGCCGCCGCGCTGCTTCTCACCCTTCGCATCCACGCCGGTGATCGTGTCGTAGGCCTTGAACGCCTCCAGCTTCCACGTCTCACCGCCCAGCCAGGCACCGACGCGGCCCTCGATGTTCGAGAAGTCGGCGACGAACAGCTTCTTGCCCTCGGGCGCCTGGATGATGCCGCGCAGGCACGACGACAGGGCCGTAGGGATCTCTCCGAACAGCAGCTCGATCTTGGTGGCGGCCCAGGCCGGGTCATCGGTCTCCAGGATGATCTGGATGCACTGCTCTGCCCAGTACCAGGGCAGCCCGCCACGCGACGGCAGATTCTGCAGCTGCGCACCGCGCCCGCCCAGGCGCCCGGTGTTGGCCGCGTGGAACAGGAAGTTCTCCAGCATCCGGCGCTGTTCGTTGGTCAGGATCTCGAACCGGTCGAGCTTGGCCACGGACGACTTGCCGGCGGTCTGGCGGATCTCCAGCACCTCTCGAACGGCGTCGCTGAGCTTGGTGCTTTCCAGCAGCTCGATGACGCCGCCCTTGTCCAGGGATTCGACCTCGATGTCTTGGGACTCCAGCCAGGTCTTCATGGCCGGGATCGCGGTGACCGAAGTCACGCCGCCATCGGTGAGCTCGGCCAGGCGGTTATCGTATCTGGCCTGAACCACCTCATCGACGGCCTTGGCCCTACGCACGAAGTCGATGTCGACCACGACACCGCGCATGTTGGCCCTGTGCACGCGCAGCCACTGCTCACGCTGGTAGCGGGTCATCGGCGCCAGCACCTTATCCAGGCCGCGCTCGGCCTCGACGTCACGGTCGCAGTAAAGCCCCAGGCGCTCGATGTCGGCTGGGTCTTCGTGCCAGTAGATGCCGTCTGGGTCTTCCGCGGCTCGGGTCTTGGTTGCTTTGCGAGGCCTCCGCGGCTTACACAGCTTCAGCATCAGCTTGTGGCCTTCCTCGTCTTTCTGATGCTCCATGCCCAACGCTTTGGTCACCCCGTCGAGGTCGCGGGGCAGCGCCATGATCGCAGCGCGCGCGGCCGTGCAGTCCATCTGCTCTATCGGCAGCGGCGGGAGGTCGTGTGCCCCCTGCAGTACGTGGGTCCAGATCAGGTGCTCGAAGCCGGCGTTATGCGCGCAGACGATCCAACCGTCGCGAACCCCCTGCGCCAGATCCTCGGGGAACGGCTCGCCGAGATATGCGCGCCAGCGCTGAATAGGACCGTCGTTGAAGGCGTAAGACGCCCAAAGAATCTCGGTAGTGGGGTGCTGGGCGTACTGGATCGCACTGACGCCCTTCTTCCCGGCTTGCTTGCCGAAAGGCGCGGCACTGCGGCCTTCGAAGTCGAGATGTATCGTCCTTTCTGTCATCGGTTGAATTTCCTACCTCCAGTGGAAGAAAAGGGCGCCGAAGCGCCCTTTTTTGGGGTTGGGGCTCAGACGAGACCGTCTTCGTCCTCGTCCTCCTCCTCGCCCATGTCTTCCAGGTAGTCGTCTTCGTCCAGCTCGGCCGCGCCGAACGGCTCGCCCTTCTTGTAATACTGGACAATTTCCAGGGTGGCGAAAATGCCGTTCCCGCCGTGTTTCTCCTGGTTGGTGGCCCAGATACTGATGACGGCGTTGACGTAGCAGCCCCCGTAAATCTCGGCCGCTTCACTGCTGTCGATAGGGGACTTGTCGCGGCGCAGGACCTTCGGCTTCTTGCCGTTGGTGGCACCGATAAACATCATGCCCTCGTAGCCGGCGTAGACGTCGCCTTCTTTGTTGGTGGCGTCCTCACCGTCGCGCAGACCGGAGCGATCGCTGTCCAGCTTGGCGCGGATCTTGTCGGCCTTCTCCTTGGTCTTCCACACACCTAGCGCAGCCTTATCCATCGCGGCTTTGATCGCCTTGATGTTGGCCTTGCCGTGCTCGGTATTGGGGTCGATCAGGAAGGTGGCGCGATACTTCTTCGGGCCGTCTTCGATCGAAGCCGTCGGGGTGAACAGGTGTGGGAACGAAAGGCGAACGTTCTTGAGGGTAACAACGCCTTCACGAGCTGGTTTTTTATCGGTCATTTCGGTGATTCCTTAGACGAGGTCGTCGTAGATTGGGGCTTTCGGTTGTGCGGTTGTGTTGGAGCCGACCAGATCATCCTCGATCTCATCGTCGTCCATGTCCGGGAGCGCATCGAGCAATTCGCTCAACGGCAGCAATGCTGGCCGCTTGTCGGACTCCGGTACCAAGGCCGGAGGGCCTTCGGGCCGGACAATCAGGTCCTGGGCTTTCGTCCAGTTCCGGGTGCCAACGACCAGTTCCATCTGTGCTGGCGACTTCAGTTTGCGATTATACAGGTCCTTGTCAGGGATTTTCCCCTTGAAGAACTCCTCGGCCTGCTGCTCGCTGGCCCAGGCACGGTCACCCTCGGTAGCGACTGCCTTGAAGCCTGGGACCTCTTCGCCCTGGATGGCGTCATGCAGTGCCGTCGAGCGGACCGTGTTCAACCAGCTGCTGATCAGCTTAGCGTGGTTCAGCACGTAGCTGCGGCGTTCGGGTGTCATGGTGTCGGTAGCGATCAATTCCGGTTTCTCCGTGAAGAGCTTATCCAGGTCCTCGGGTACCAGGCCCAGGAGATCCAGCACGAAGGCGTCCAGTGCTTCGCAGCGCAGGTTGCGCGCCGCTCGGCAGAACTGGCACTGCTTCGGGCCGGGGTTCAGTGGTGCGTTGGGGTCGAGGGTGCGTTTGACCGCAGCCTCCAGCTCTTCAGCAAACGCCAGCAGCTCATCGAGCTCGACGTACCACTCGTCTCCCTTGCCGATCACACGCGGCTGGTCGATCCGCAGCAAGAAGCGTTTGGCCTTGGTCCGGGTCCTGGCGTAGTTCATCCAGAAGCCCAGGGCGTAGATCATCAGCTGCTTGTTGCGTTCCGCCTCGACCACCACACCTCGACCGAACTTCAGGTCATCGATGATGATCAGGTCCTTCGAGATGCCCCCGGCGTCCAGCGTGCCGAAGCCACCTGGTATCCAAGGGTCCATCTGGGTGCGGTGCTCGAAGACCCAAGTGAAGCCTTTGGCCTCCCGGATACGATCGATGCCCGGCTGCAGATAGTGTACCCAGTCTGGAGTGACCTCGAAGTACAGGTCGTCCGCTTTGATCCACTCGCCGACGAAGTCCTGGACATCCTTGCCGTCGCGCAGGCACAGCTCACGGACTTCGTGGGCCGCGGTACCTTCGCTTGAGAACTCGCTGGTTTCATCCGGCAGACCGTCGCTTTTGGCGAGCGAGCCGGGGCACGCAAAGTACATTTCGGCGCTGGATGGCGAGTATCGGTGGTGTGCAGTCACATTCGGCTCCAGAGGAGCGCCCGCAGGCGCCCCACTTGCAAGATCAGACCAGGCTGGCGTCTTCGTCGACTTCTTGGAACTCGTCGTTCTCAGGGTCGACATCTTCGCCTGCGACCTTGCGTGCCAGCAGGTTCAGCGCGAGCTTGCGGTGCTCTTCAGGGATGGCCGAAGCCTTCTTGGCACCGAAGCGCTTGACGATCGGGCCAACGAACGCGCGGCGCTCGGTCTTCACGTCTTCGTCCAGGTTCGGATCGAGGTAAGCACCAAAGGCGTCGATCAGATCCTGCTCGGTGGGTACTTCATCATCATCGTCGTCAGCTTCGGCTGCGGCCTTGGCCTTTTCCAGCTCGGCCAGCTTGGCCTGGTACTTGGCTTCGGTGATCTTGACGACCTTGGCGTCCTTCTTCTTCAGCGCCTTGAAGGCTTCTTCGCTGTCGACGGTGCCCACGGTGTCGTTCGCCGAGCTGAACCAGTAGATGGTGACCGCCGGGCTGTCGCTGCTAGCATCACCGCCAGTGTTGGTGTCTTTGGCCTGGCCCTTGTCAGCGGCTTTCACGTTCGCGGCTGCGGCGGCTGGAGCGGCGCCTGCGTTGCCCGAAGCGCTGATGGCAGCGGCCAGGCCATTCACGGCAGCCAGGGTTTCAGTGTTGAACGCAACGCTCAGGTTGATTGCGATAGTGCTTGGGATGAGGGACATGCAATTTCTCCAGTTGATGTGCTCGGCGGTTCGTGTCGAGTTGCCGCCAAGTATCCATACCCGAGCACCCGTAGTCAACTGATAGTTGAAAATAACTTGTGATGGTTGAAAGTGGCCCAGCGTGGTTGCTTATCCGACTTGCTCAATACTGGCGCCCGCACGTATGATGCGCCTATTCAACTAACCATGGAATGCCGCGATGAAAGAAGCCACCGGCCGGCGCACATCCCGCCCGGCTCACACGAAGCTGCACAGCCTGCTGGTCAAAGCCTGCCCTCCACAAAAGGATGGCCCTGGCAGCATTCGCAAGACCTTGGCCCCCGCGCTGGGGATCTCCTACCAGTACGTCTACCGCTGGATCGAGACCGACAAGGTCCCTCCGAAGTTCGTGTCGAAGCTGGTGGAAGTCGCCGATGGTCGCTTGACGCAGGACGAGCTCATTCCGTTTGTGATCTGATTCAACCGCTGGTGTAATTCTCCTCTGATGGTTGCCCAGCGGCCCCTGTCTCCCGTATCCTTGGTTTTGAAATCAGAACCTCGGAGCGCACCCGATGCCCCCGCAAGAAAACACCCAACGATTGCTGGACCTCATGGCAGCCTGCCGCCTCTCTATCGAAGACGTCGCCAAACTCACTGGGCGCTCAAAGCAGACCGTGAAGATCTGGCGCTGCTCGAACAGCCAGAACATTCCCTCGATGTACTTGGCGATACTGGAGATGCACCACCAACGTCTGCGTGCAGCTGAGTTCATCGAAGCGCGCCTCGAATACCTGCAGACGGCGATCGGAACCACGCTGATCCTGTACCGAGCCGTAGAGCTGGCTGCAGCCTGCCGGGCTTACCTGGCGTCCGGCGTGTTGCCGGCTGCCGATTACGAAAACTACCTGTCCGCCGGACGGGACTTCCTGAGACAGACGGGCGTCCCTCTGCCTTCAGGCTACCTGGAGGAAAACTGATGTCCAGCCAACCAGGCAAGAAAACACGGTCGCTGGTAATCGCCGTATGCCGCGGGGGTTCTCTGCTCAGGCTCGGCCGCTCGCAGAACAAGAAGACCACCTGGGCAGCAATCATTGAGGCTTTCCGCGAAGCGCATGTCGATGATCTGACCATGGACGACTACCTGGCCCTGCCGACCAGCCAACAGTCCCTACGCAAAAACGTGAATGGTGCCTTCGTGGGCGGGTCTTTCCGAGATGGCCTGCGCGATGCGCAGCACCTGGAATTCCGCTCGATGGTCACTCTCGACATCGACACCCACGCCGAGGCCATCTGGGATGACCTCAAACAGACCGGCTCGATCCCTGCGCTCAGCGGCCTGGCCTACCTGGTGCACACCACTCGCAAGCATACTGACGAGAAACCGCGGCTGCGCGTGCTGATCCCGCTGACCCGCGACGTGACCCCGGAAGAGTACGTGCCGATCGTCTGTGGCCTGGGCGAGAAAATCGACCCGGACATGAAGGCTGTGAGCTCCGAGACCTACGTCAGCGCCCAGGTGATGTTCTACCCCAGCGTCTGCAGCGATGCCGAGTATTTCTCGCTGGCAGTCGACGGCGAGTTCCTGGATCCGACGGCGATCCTGAAAAAGTACCCAGTGGACAAGCCGGATAGTTGGCCCTTGCTGCAGGGGCAGTCGATCAAGTCGTTCAGCCTCAAGAAGATCGAGCACCCGGAGGACAAAAAGGCTCAGGCCCCGATTATCACGGCGCTGCACCGCGCCTTCCACCCGACCACCTTCATCGAAGAGTTCCTGAGCGACATCTACCAGTCCGCTGAAGGTCGCTACATCCCCCATGGCGCCACCGGCGCGCCCAGTGTGCGGATCTACGAGGACGCCTTCGTCCAGTCGGACCACGGCTCCGATGCTGCACGCGGTCAGCACAACATCTTCGACCTCGGGCGCATCCACCTTTTCGGCCACCTCGACGACGACTTCGACCTGGACGGCATGTCGCCGGTCGAGTGGCCGAGCTACAAGGCGATGGCCGAGTGGGCAGAAAAGCAAGAAGGCGTTGCAGAGCACCTGGCTGAAGTCGAGCAGGAGGTCGAGTACGAGCGCAACCAGTCCGTGATTGACATGCTGGACGAGCTCGATGACGAACCCGATGAAGACGATGACGAGCCTGAAGAAGATGACGATGACCTAGTTGGCGGCACGCCTCAGAAGAAAAAACCGCCGACCACCGAGAAGATCCTTGCCAAGGTAAAGCGCAGTTTCGCCAAGGCCACCAGCCTCAGCGACCTGGAGCGACGGGTTGACGTCGTCCGCGCTGCGCCGATCGACATCTTCCGTGACCTGCACCGTGACCTGGTCGCGCCGGATCTGCAGAAGAAATTCGAGGAGCTGACCGGGGAGAAAATCACCAAGGCCCAGGCCCGGAAGATGCTGGCGCCGACCACGGCTGACCTGGTGAAAAAATTCGAGGGCCAGGAGGCCCCTGCTTGGCTGAAGCCCTGGGTCTACCTCTCCCAGGACAACAAGTTCATGCACCTGGGTACCAAGGAGCTGCTGCCGAAGGAGGGTTTCAATGCACGATTCATGGGCGAAGCGTTAGAGAACTCAGGCGCAAATGCCCTGGGCCTGCCGCGCGTATGTGCCGCAGATCTCGCGTGGCTCGGCTTCCAGATACCAAAACCTTACACGACTCGGTACCTGCCTGGCGGCGCCGAACTGTTCGAGGAGGACGGCTGCTTATTCGCCAACACATATCGCGCCCCCATTGTCGAGTCAGGTGGCTACAAGGGTCGCGATGGCGTGAAGCTGCTGAAGCGGCTGCTAGAGGACCTGTTCCCGGAGAAGGAGCACCGCTGCATCGTTATGGACTTCCTGGTCCACTGCGTGCGCTTCCCCGAGAAAAAGCTGAAGTACGCTCTGCTGGTCAAGGGCGCAGAGAACGAGGGCAAGTCCCTGCTGGCTGATCTTGTGGCCAAGTTGATCGGTGACACGAACTGCTCGGTGATCAACAGTGATGCGCTGCGCGAAAAGTACACGGGCTGGGTCTACGAAAAGCTGTTCTGCGTTGTTGAGGAAGTGAAGGTGCCTGGTCGCGAGGTCGAGGAGGTGCTGAACAAGCTGAAGCCGGTGATAACCAACAACTTCATCCCTGTGCGCCGGATGCAGAAGGACGTCAGCCGCGAGCGAAACTTCGCCAACGTCTACCTGACCACCAACGACGATGACGCGCTGCGCATGGACGTCGACAACACCCGCTACGCGGTCCTCTTCACCCGTTTCCGCACCAACGGCGAGGTGCTGACCTGGCATGCGAAACTCAAGGAAGATGAGGGCGAGATCTACACCCGCGTGCTTTGGGAGCACATCCAGTACCGCCCAGCGCAGTTCCTGGAGGCTTTTAGCAAGTACGAATTCAGCGACCTTTACGACGCAGACGGCCGCGCCCCTATGACCGTGTTCAAGCAGATCATGGCCGAGGGCAACAAGACCGACGAGTTCGCGCTGCTGGAGGATATGCTGGCGTCCGGCGATACCCCGGGCATCACTAGCGACATCCTGGTGTGGTCGGAATTCCGTGCGATCCTGGACCTGCACGACCTGGCACCCCACATCCGAAACAGCGGTGTAGGTAAATTCCTGAAGCCGTTTGGCTTCGTTAAAGCGGGTCCTGTGAGTGAACGGGTGAACGGGAAGGTCGTTTGCCGGCGAGTCTGGACGCGAAATCTGGAGCTGTTGACCCCCACCAATGATCTCACTGCCGAAGGTCGCGAGCGCATGCAGCTTGAATTCGAGAAAATCGACAGAGCCGACGGCGAGGATGACCTACAGGACCTGCTCTGACGAATTAGGAAAAATCGGAATTCAGCCGCCTACGGGCGGCTTTTTCGTTTCCCGAATTCAGAAAAATCGGAATTCGCCTGTAATGTAATCGAAAGCGGGCTGAATGAAATCGATGAGACCCAAACATCCGTTACATCGTAAATCTCATATAAATCAATGGCTTAGCGGGTCTTGTAATCGATGTATGCAATGTAATCAGTATTTTTGGGTGTCTGTCTATATGTGATGCGAAATGTGTGTGCGTCACCTCACCGTGTGATGCGCCACGACAACAACAGCCCTTGTGTGTAGACACCGTAAATATTGATTACTTTAGTTACATTGATTACAAAAAATAAGAAAAGTAGAGAAATCAAGGGTTTGGGCTGTAATCGATGTTCGTAATCGATAGTCAGCCCTCCCTCGATTTTGATTACGGGTCCTTCTGGCCGTCCTTCGCCCGGATCTCCTCCTGGTACCGGCGAGCCTCGGCCAGCCGGTCATTGCAGTTCTGCAGGGCTGTCTTCCGCATCGCCGCCAGCTCGCCGACGTTGCGGTAGGTCCCACCATTCCACTCGGCACCCGGGCAGTCGACCAGGTAACGGTCCGGCAGGTACACGTTCCGGTACTCGATGGTGACCACCGGCGCCGGGGTCTTAGCGCAGGCTGCGGTCAAGCTGAGCAGGCACACGCACGTCAAGGCACGAAATACTCGCATCGGAATCTCCTGGTTCAGCGACGATGTCGCGGATGGTGTTGAGCCGACCGGTGAGATCGGCCTGGCGTTGGGCCTGCTGGGCATCGAGCCGCTGCAGGGATCGGTCGAACGCATCGAAGCGACCGACCAGGTTCTCGTTCTGCTTCGTGGCCACGGCCAGCGCGCCCTGGGTCTGCTGGAGGACCGACATGATTTCGCCCTCCCGAGCCCAGCTCTCGCGCAGCTGCCACGCCGTCCAGCCGAGACCGGCCAGCAGGGCAAGCAGCACCCCGATCAAGATCTTCATGCAACCTCCAGATTTATTTTCAACAAATGGTTGACTACGGGTGCAGTCATCGACGAGAATTCACCTACCGACTCGACGGGTCAACGAAAACCCTCCCAACGGTGGAATTTTCAAAATCCGGTTGAATTGGTCCGAGGCACGAACTGTGAATGGCCCTGCTGCGATCTGGCGGGCCGCTAGCAGCGACGATCTCGGGTTAGGCAAGGGCAAGGTAGCGGGTACAGCGTAAAACGCGCCTAACCGCAAATCTGAGCCCAAGGCGCAAAGTCTGGTCTTCGGGTCAGGTGAGGAACCAATAGGATCGTAGTTTCACGGGAGTATGCGACCCCGCGCTTGCGTCAAATCCCAGCGAACCGCTGGGCCGATCACCTGGTTCGCCAGGCTGCATCGGAGGTGACTTTGCAGTGAATGCGCGCCGCGGGCCTCAGAAACCCGAATGGGCACTCAGGGGGAGCCTTGAGCAGCGGAAGCCAGACGGCCACTCACCGTCGCGCAAAGCCACCTCCGATGCAGGAATCGTTAGGCAGATTGCAAACCGTGCCGGTTGTGGTGAAAACGGGGGTCGCCACCCCAGGGCTATCGCGAAGCCCTCTGCCACAGCCGGACCCCAGGACGATCCTGGGCAGGCGAGCAACGAGCTGAAGATGAATTCTGGGTAGGCCGGAAACGGCGACAGCGAGTGGTGGTGCTCGTCCCAGGAAGATCTGTCCGGCAACGGGCTATGCCACCCCAAATTTCTGACCAGTGCCCGCACATGCGGAATCCCAAACTCACTGGAGCCCAAACCCATGAACGCCAAGAAATGCAAAGCCCTGCGCCAGAAAGTCCGTGCAGCTGGCCTCGACCCGCGTCAAGCTGAGTACCGTCTGGTTAAGCACCCCGGTCGTGCAAGCCAGATCGTCCTTGGTCACTGCGGCCGCGATGCCTACCGTCAGGCGAAGTCGATCGCAAAAACACACCGCTGATCCTGATCCACACCAACGCCGGACCACCCACACCGCAGGCATAGCTGGCCAGCACCACGGGGGTCCGGCGTTGTTCTTTCCGCCACCAGGAGACGACGATGGAAAACCAACACCGCAAGCTCACCGGTCACCAAGTCAACCCCGCCAACGACACTTTGCAGATTTCCGTGATCGACCAGCCAGGTTCTGGCGGAGCGCACCACGCATACTTGATCGAGGGGGCGGCGATGTTCACCAACCCCAGCATGCCATTGCTCCAGGAGGTCGCTCGCGATCGACGCCAGGACCAGGCAGAAGCGGGTTACTTCGTCCTGTTCCAGAACGGCCCCATCCCAGAGGCTGGCGTAAACGGAGTGACCCACGAGGCTCTGCTGGCCATCCTGATCGATCGCCTGGAGTGCTTCCAAACCGGTCCGTTCGCCAACGAGTTCAACGGCAAGGCTCTGCAGCACCTACAACTTGCCCAGGAGACGCTGCTTAGCCGAACTCGTGAGCGCATGTCCCGAGGCGTCGAAGGGTCCCACCAGAAATGAGTGCCCGCCCATATCCGCCTGAAGTCCTCGCCAGCCTGGAGCTCGCAGTCGGCACCACCAGCGGCGTAACCCGCGTCAACACCTTCTCCGATGGCGGCATGAACGTCGTTCTGCTGGCCTACGACGGCAACGCTTACGTCGGTGCACCGCTGACCCTGGGCCAGGCCATCCAGCTGCGCGACTTCCTGAACCGCCACATCGACGAGCTTGCGCTGCAGCAGATTGGTTCGCTGGCCGTGCGCAGCAGCGATGACCCCACCCGGCTGGCTTCGGTCGAAGAAGTGCCGGTGCTGGATGAGGAGGCGATGAACCGTCCACCTGCCTGGAACAGCGGCCACCGTGCAGCTCCGTTCAATCCCGACCGTTACAAAAAAGACTGAAAAATTCAAACAACCGTTCGAGGAAACACAAGAAATGAAACTCTTCGTTGAGGTCCAGATGTTCGACGAGCAGAAGGCGCTGTTGCGCACCGCTGACATCGTTTCTCTCCGCCAAGGCACGACGCAGGGCCGATCGGTGGTTGGGCTGCGCAACGGCGACAAGTTCGAAATACGCCGTCCGTCCTATGAGACTTTGGCGCAAGAGTTGAACGCTGAAGACTGATTTCGCGAAATTCCCGCTGCATCGAGCCCGCCACTGAGCGGGATTTCTTTTGCCCGTCACCAGGCCACCAGGCCAGCACCCTCAAACTCGCGGGGGACAAGGCTTTGCGCTGGGTCTATCGCCGCGCTGCCAGGCACCTGCAGGCCGCCTCGATCCAGGCATCCGCACAGACCCCCAGCACGAACGCGGAAAAATCCGAACTCAGCTGGGGAGCCCCCGGGGAAATTTGAAGATGGCCGTCTACCGGGCTCCGCG